ACCAAACAGTAAAGATACACTCAAAGATTATTGCTTAAGAGCATTAGGTGCTCCTGTTATTGAAGTAAATATCGATGATGATCAGCTTGATGACAGGGTAGATGAGGCTTTACAGTTTTACCAACACTATCATCAAGATGCAATAGAAAAGTTTTTCTTAATACATACTATTACACAAACAGATATCGATAATGGTTATATACCAATTAATGATTTAATTACAGATGTCATTAGGCTTATGCCTTTAAACGATAGTGAAACGGGTGATAAAATGTTTGATGTAAGATATCAATTACATTTAAATGATTTATATAACCTAGGGTTTATGGGAAGCTTATCTGAATACGTTATGAGTATGGAATACTTAAACCTATTAGATTTGGTTGTAGATTCAGATGAAAAACATATTAATTTTGAAAGACATAAAAATAGATTAACAATTCATATGGATTGGTCTGAAGAAGTTGTAATAGGTGATAAACTAGTAGTAGAATGTTATAGGATTATAGATCCTGATACATATACCGATGTATATAACGATTATTACTTAAAAAAATATTGTACAGCTTTAATTAAAAAACAATGGGGTTTAAACCTATTAAAGTTTGAAGGAATGCAAATGCCAGGTGGTGTTACATTTAACGGAAGACAATTATATGATGATGCTGTTGCAGATTTAGAAAGATTAGAAGAAGAAGCAAGACTTAACTGGGAAGCACCAGTTGATTTTTATACAGGATAATATATGCCAAGAAATGTATATTTCAGTCAGGCGGTAAAGTCAGAGCAAAATTTATATGAAGATTTAATTATTGAATCTTTAAAAATATATGGACAAGATGTCTATTATATACCTCGTACTTTAGTAAACCGTGATAATATTTTAAATGAGGATCCTGCCTCTAGTTTTGATGACGCTTATTTAATTGAAATGTATTTTGAAAATGTTGAAGCATTTGAAGGTCAAGGAGATTTATATTCTAAGTTTGGATTAGAGATACGAGATGAAGCTACATTCGTGGTATCACGTAAAATGTGGAATCAGTCTATAGGTCGATTTGATACAAGAACAGACCCTAGACCACAGGAGGGTGATTTAATATTCTTGCCTATGACAAACTCATTCTTTGAGATTTCATATGTTGAAGATGATTCACCATTCTTCCAATTATCAAATTTACCTGTATATAAAATGCAATGTTCATTATTTGAATATAATGATGAAGATTTCGAAACAGGCCTGGATATTATTGATAATAAAATATCACAAAATAGTTTCCAAGTTGTGGTTGATGTATCAGTTACGGGTGGCAATCATCCAGAAGTAGGAGAAGTATTAAGGCAAACACAAGTAGATGCGGTAGGAGATACTCCAGCAATCGTGGTATTTGGAGAAGTTGCCTCAAGAGATAAAGTTTCAAATACAGTAGGTAAACTCTACTTACAAAACATAGGAGTCACTGGATCCAATGATGCTAGGGATTTTATAGTATCAGCTACACAACCTTTAGTTGGAGATGATTCAGGATATAGTGTTAATATCACAAAGATATATGGATTAGCTGATGAATCAGGTGAAGCATTTATTACTGATGGAGCTGCAGAGAATATTGCCTTTGAGGCTTTTGAGTCTGGATTTATGGATTTCAGTGAAAGTAATCCATTTGGAGAACCCTAATGTTTGGAGATCATTTTTATCACGCTACAATGAGAAAGTCCGTTGCGGTCTTTGGTACTTTATTTAATAATATTCGAGTAATCAGAAAAGCATCGGGAGGAGGTGTACTAAACCAAGTTAAAGTACCACTTGCTTATGGACCGAAACAAAAGTTTTTAGCAAGATTAGATCAAGAGACTGGTATTGATGCTCCTTTAGCTATTAAGTTGCCAAGGATGGCTTTTGAAATAACTAGTTTGGAATTAGACCAAACTCAAAAATTACAAAAAAGAAATGTTATTAGTGAATCGCATGGTAGTGATGTAAATAAAAAGAAAACTATTAAACACCATACTTCATATAATATAGGTATGTCATTATATATAATGGTAAAAAATCAAGATGATGGACTTCAAATAGTAGAACAAATATTACCATTTTTTCAACCTGAATATTCAGTAACAATTAAACCTGTAGATGGATTTGATCATAAACAAGATGTACAAGTAATTTTAGGTAATGTAAATATAGATGATCAATACGAAGGTGGATTTGAAGAAAGAAGAGTTTTAATATATCAACTAGACTTTACAATGAAGATGAAGTTTTATGGACCAACTGCTGATGTTAATGTTATTAGAGAAATTAACATTGATTTTCATGATAAAGAAAATGCTACAAAAACATTTGAACAGATGGACTTTACAGTAGGTAATACAGACACTGCTGATAACTATACTGTCACAACAACAATTACTGAAGGTGAATAATGGATAAAGATAAGATGATGAAAAACTTAGAGAAGAATGTCCCTACAACATTAAAGGACAGACCGATTAAGCTTGATAAAGATGTGAAAGATGATTATGATTTTTCTAGAAGAACATATCGAGATTTAATACAAACCGGTACTAGGTCCTTAGATGTTTTAGCTGAGCTCGCACGCGAGAGCGAGCACCCGCGAGCCTTTGAAGTTTTATCAAAAACTATTAAAGATATAGGTGATACTACTGAAAAATTAATGAAACTGCAAAAAGATAAAGCAGATATCACAAAAGAAGAAAGGGACGAAGCTAAAAAGGTAACTAATAACAATGTCTTTGTAGGTAGCACAACAGATTTACAAAGAATGTTATTACAAAAGGATACAGTAATCGATGTCAACGATAAAGAATAACGAATTAGGTTACTTAGGAAATCCTAACGTCAAAAGAGATGGTGTTGAAACATCATTTACTAAAGATGAAATTTTAGAATATCAAAAATGTATGGAGGATCCTTCATACTTCGCAGAAACATATGTAAAGATTATTTCACTAGATGAAGGGTTAATACCATTTCAGCTATATGATTATCAACGAAATATGTTTGAACAGTTTAAAGAAAATAGATTTAATATTGTATTAGCATGTAGACAAAGTGGTAAATCAATATCATCAGTAGTATTTTTATTGTGGTATGCGATATTTTATCCAGAAAAAACAATTGCAGTATTGGCAAACAAAGGTGCAGTTGCTAGAGAAATGTTATCTAGGATTACTTTAGCACTAGAAAATTTACCTTTCTTTTTACAACCAGGATGTAAATCACTTAATAAAGGTTCATTGGAATTTAGTAATAATTCAAAAATTATAGCATCAGCAACAACGGGTAGTTCTATCAGGGGTCTTTCTATTAACTTACTATTCCTTGATGAGTTTGCATTTGTCGAAAATGATGCTCAATTTTATACATCAACATATCCGGTGGTATCGGCAGGTACTGATACTAAAGTTATTATTACTTCAACAGCAAATGGTATAGGTAATGTATATCATAAACTATGGGAAGGTGCTGTACAAGAAACAAATGAGTTTAAACCTTTTCGTGTAGACTGGTGGGATGTACCAGGAAGAGACGAAAAGTGGAAAGAAACAACAATAGCGAATACATCCGAATTACAATTTGACCAAGAGTTTGGTAACACCTTCCATGGTAGAGGTAATACATTAATAGATGCTTCAACATTATTAGCACAACAAAGTAGGCCTCCGTTATATTATAAAGAAAACATTAATGTATATGTTGAGCCAGAAATTGGTCATAATTATGTAATGACCGTTGATGTATCTAAAGGTAGAGCTCAAGACTATAGTACATTTACAATTATAGATGTAAGTACAACTCCTTTTCAACAGGTAGCTACTTTTAGAGATAATAATATATCACCAATGTTATTACCTGATATAATATATAAGTATGCAAAAACATACAATGAAGCATATGTGGTAATCGAAAGTAATGACCAAGGTGGCATAGTATGTAATGGTTTATATTATGAAATAGAATACGAAAACATGTTTGTTGAATCAACAATTAAAGCTAATGCTTTAGGTTGTACAATGACAAAAAGAGTTAAAAGAATTGGTTGTTCATCTATAAAAGAATTATTAGAACAGAAAAAATTAATGATTTATGATTCAGATACAATTATTGAAATGAGTACTTTTGTATCTAAAGCAAATTCATGGTGTGCAATACCACCAAATCATGATGATTTAATGATGAATTTGGTTATGTTTGCATGGTTTACAACTACTGACATATTCCAAACAATTACAAATATAGATATGAAGACTATGTTATATAACGAAAGGTTAAAAGCTATACAAGATGACATGTTACCTTTTGGACTTATAGACAATGGAGAATCTGAAACTAATAAATATATAAAAGATGACGACGGAAATATATGGTTTGAAACAGAATGGAAAAGTTCACAAAATTTTTAACAGAAGATGTAACTCCTGCTAAGGATTTACATGTAGTAATTATGGGCCTCGGCGATGAGGAGGGTACCTTTGCGGAATTGATGCAGAAGGTTTGCGATAAAAGAAAAATTAAAAATACTTTAATTGATATTGAAGAAGCTTATATGGTTTCAAGTGATGTTGAAATTGGTTCAGTAAAGATACGTAATTATGATGGTAAGGATAATGAAATCGATATTACAGTACAAAATACAATAGTATTTGTAAGAGCTGGAGCTCTAAAATCGTTAACATCTCAAGCATTAATTTCTACATTACAGAACATTGGTTTCTTTTTAATAAATGATTTAGAAACAATGTTACTATGTGATAATAAAATGACATCAACACTTGCACTTGAAAGAAATAATATATCAGTACCTAGAACAGCTATTGTAAATAATGTTAAATCTATTGAGGAAGCACACAAGAAAATAGGTGGTAAGTTTCCTGTAATTATTAAAACATTAAGAGGTACACAAGGTATTGGGGTATCAAAAGTTAATGATATGAGTTCATTAATATCTGTATGTCAATCTCTATGGAAATTTAAAGCTGATTTATTAATACAAGAATATTTTAAATTAGAATCGGATATCAGAACACTTGTAATAAACAATAAAATAGTGGGGTCAGCTGAAAGAAGAAAAAAAGACGGAAAGGAATTTAGAAATAATGTACATTTAGGCGCTGAAACTTTACCATATAGTTTATCAGCTGAAGAAAAAGAATTAGTGATAAATGCAGCTAGATGTACAGGTGCTTCATATTGTGGAGTCGACCATTGTAAAGTAGGCGATAAGTTTTATATATTAGAAGTAAATGGTAGTCCAGGAATACGATCACATTTCTTAGGATATGATTTAGAAACAGGAAAGAAAACTAAAAGGATTTCAGATTTTGATATATTAGATGAAATATTATTATGGTTTAGTGATGATCATAATAGAAGACCATTAATGAGACAAGAAGTTGGATATATTGAAAGTATACAACTTGATGGGTTAGAAAAAAATCTTATTAGAGCAAAATTTGATACTGGTAATTCAGCATATGCAACTATGCTTCATGTTGATAAAATGGATATTGATGGAGATACAGTAACTTGGAAAAAGAATGGTATTACATTCACAAGTGATATAATTGATATATCTGAACCAAGAAGAGGTGGAAAACCATTTGATAGAAGACCAGTAATAGAGCATGGAATCACATTCAATAATAAAAAATATATGATGGAAATTGGATTAACTGAAAAGGATACAGCATCCGAAATGTTAGTTAATCGTAAAGATATGACCAAATTCAGAGTTAGTGTACATCCAAATAGATTATTTATGGTAAGTGATTATGCAGCAAAGGACGATGATTACACTATAGATTGAGCTGTTAAAAACAGTATTTTTATAAATAATAGTAAGTGAATATAACCGTATTATGAATAACATATTAACTAACTCAATAAAATAGAGGATAAAGCGATGGCATTTCAAGTATCACCCGGCGTTTTAGTATCAGAAGTAGATGCTACTAATGTCGTTCCAGCTGTTTCTACAAATATCGGTGGATTCGCTGGAGAATTTAATTGGGGTCCGGTTGACAAAGTAGTTCAAGTAAGTACTGAAAACGAACTTGCTGAAGTATTTGGTAAACCAGACGACAATAACTTTGATCATTTCTTAGTCGCAGCGTCATATTTAAAATATGGAAACGCACTAAAAGTGGTTAGAGGTACTGTTGATGGGATGTTAAATTCCACCAACGGAGCTGGAAAACTCGTCGAGAATGAAGATTTGTTAAGTGGTCAATCATTTGAAGCCACACAAAACTTTGTAGCAAGATATCCTGGAGCATTAGGTGACAGTCTCAAAATAGAGATTGCTCATTCTGATATTTCCAGTGGTAACTTT